TAAGTATTTCTGAAAAATTGGACAATATTGATGGTAAATATGACGCCGATGATATTAAGGATTTGGAAAAGGACGCAGAAAAGAATGCAGAAAAGAATGCAGAAAATCCGAAAACGGGCGACCTAAGTTATGGCAAGCGTATTGCGGAAGCGCTAAAAGAGCTTGAAAAATATGGAAGCAAATATTTATCTAAAGAGGGATTGCAAGTGTATAGCCCCAAATTTTTACATATTTTGGAAAATATTATTGATAACGACCACAAAGGCATTCATTTATTATATTCACAATTCAAAACATTAGAAGGCATTGGTATTTTAAAATTGGTTTTGAGAGAAAATAATTTTGCCGAATTTAAGATTAAAAAAAATGAGACCGGCGAATACATTTTAAATGTAGCCAGCGAAGATATGAATAAGCCCATGTTTGCTTCTTATACCGGCTCGGAAACTCCTGAAGAGCGTGAAATTATTAAAAATGTGTTAAATAGCAATTGGAAACTTGTTCCGTCGTCGTTAGTAAAAGTATTGCAAACACTGTCAGATAATAATTACATGGGGCAAATAATAAAGGTGCTAATGATTACGTCGTCGGGTGCGGAAGGTATTAGTTTGAAGAACGTGCGTTATGTCCATATTACTGAGCCTTATTGGCATCCTGTGCGTATTCACCAAGTTATTGGGCGAGCGCGGCGTATTTGCAGTCATAGCGACTTGCCAAAAGAGCTGCAAACTGTAAATGTGTTTTTATATTTAATGGTTTTTAGCGAGCAACAATTGTCTAGCGACTTATCTATTGAATTGAGGCTAAAAGATATATCGAAAAAGGATAAGAAAAAAGTGATTACAAGCGACGAATATTTATACGAAATTTCGAGTATAAAAGAGGAAATTAACGCTTCGTTGTTGCAAAGTGTAAAGGAGTCGGCAATAGATTGCAGTATTCATACGCGTGCGTCAAGCACCGAAAAAGATGTCAAATGTTTTGTAATAGGTAATCCAAGCGAAAGCAAATATATATATACTCCAAATATAGAGGCTCAAGATAAAGACGAGGGCATGAAATTAAACAAGAAAAAACAAGTATTAAAATTGAACGAATTAATAATAAATAAAATTAAATACGCGTATAATAAGGAAACGCAAGAGCTCTATGATTATGATAGTTTTGCGAAAGACGAATTATTGCTTGTTGGCAGGTTGGTCAAGCAAGATAATGGCACATTTAGGTTGGAGAAGGTTTAATTGCCCTTAATATTTAATATTTAACATAAACGCCCATATGCTATAATATAACTAAGCATTAATAACGACCAAATTATTCCAATAATTAACAAATCTTGAAGCATATCTAGAAAAGGGCTAGTAATCATTAGTTATTATTTTTATTGTTAATGTTTAACTCTAACAATAAAAATAAAAATATATTAATCAATTTTTAATATTCAAATGTTGAGAGATTTGAGGCATAGTGTCCTTAATAGTTTAGCACTTATTTTTTAAATAGTTTTATTAACTATTTATTCTCTCTTCAATATATTCAATTTCTCCATTATTAGATTTTGATTAGCTAATACTTGCTCTAATTGACTAGACAACTTATCTATTTTATTAAGTAGATCATGCACATATTCTCCATTTTGTGTTTTTTTTAAAGAATTGTTTACATTAAATTGAGAGATTTGTTCTTCTTTTTCTTCCTCTATAAGCAAGCCTTCATTTAAATCAACTACTTCAATATTTGGAAGAGGAATAGTAGGAAAAGTAATAGATCGCTCTTTTTGTATTTTTTCTAATAATTCATTCATGTTATTACTAGATAAGGGGTCGTCTTCTTTAACATCGCTAAAATCTATTACTTCGGGTTTTTTCAATGTTATAAGCTCATTAAAACTCGCTTTTTTAGCATTAAGTTCTTTATCAAATTCTTCTAGCTTTTCGGCTTTTAAAGTTTCTTTGATTTCAATAGGAGTTAATAATGATTTTTTATAATTAGCTATAGTTGTTACCATATTTTGTAATATAATTTTGTTCAAGTCAATAATATTTTTTGTGTCACTAATAGTATTAGTCAAAATCTCTCTATTTTCATCTAAACTTCTTAATATTGTTTTTTCAAATAATATTTGAATATTATTAAAATTTGTTTCGGGTATATTATTAAACAATTTATTGTTATATAACACATTCCATAAAACCTCTTTATTTTCCTTACTTGTTATAAAATTAGCCATGCTATCTAATTTTGCATTGCTAGTTAAAGTTGTTTTGCTAATAAATTTTGCGTTGCTATTTAATTTTGCCATAATATATTATATACTACATAATTAATACTTTAATTTATAATTTATATAAAAATATAATTTATAAATATAATAATAAAATATACATTATTATAATATGCTAAAATTGCTACTTATATTTTTAGGAATATATAAAGGATCGCCTTTTTCTATCCCACCAATTAGTCCTAAAACTCAAGTAAATTTACATTTGGAACGATTTAATAGTGACTTTAATTTATATCATATTGGAATTAGTTTTAAAAATAACAATAGTGTATTAAGATACGATTATCGCCCCTTTTGCGAACCAAATAAGTGCGAATTTAAAACGCTAAGATATAATAATAATAATGATAATGATAATAATGATAATACTATAAATGTAATTGTTTCAAATAAACAGCTCACGTTTGTTGATAAGCTATATAGATTTTATATACCCGAAAATGTCCCAAATAAAACCATATATTGGGGTGAAACCACTAAAACGTTGGAAGAAGTGGAACAATTTGAAAAAACTCTACAAAAAAAATATATATTAGGTATTAACGATTGTCGCCATTATGTAAATCGCATTTCGCTATGGGCACTTAATAAACGCACACCTATATGGAGCCTAGAAAAATTATGGAATATGACACATGTAACATATAAATAATTTAAATAATCATAATATAATTATTATAATTATTTAAAAATTGAAAAAATTATATACTAATGCTAATTATAGTATAATAATATGAGCAAACCTAAAATTAGATATAATAATGAATTATTACAAAAATATTTTTTAGATAATAATATTAATTCAACAACTGATTATAGTGATGTAAATCTTACTCGCGAATATAGAATTAAAGAAAAATGTATAGAATGTGATGATTTATGTGATAAAACTTTTAGAAAATTTATAGATACAGGATGTTATTGTAAAAAACATATGACACAAATTAGAATTACAAAAGCAAAAGCAACAAATATTATTAGATACGGTGCTGAAAATCCATTTCAATCAGAAGAAATAAAAACTAAAATGAAAGCAACTAATTTGGAAAAATATGGTTTCAAACATCCAGCACAATCACAACAAGTAAAAGATAAAATGAAAGCAACTAATTTGGAAAGACATGGATTTGAAAGTGCTTCTCAATCACAAGACGTAAAAGATAAAATGAAAGCAACTATGTTAGAAAGACATGGAGTTGAAAATGCTTCTTATTCACAAGAAGTAAGAGATAAAAGGAAAGCAACTACTTTAAAAAATCATGGTGTTGAATGTTCTTTACAATCAGACGAAATAAAAACCAAAATTAAGGATACTTGTTTAAAAAAATATGGTTTTGAATATGCTTGTCAATCCAAAGAAGTAAAAAATAAAGTGAAAGCAACTTGTTTAGAAAGATTTGGGTTCGAACATCCTTTACAATCAGAAGAGATTAAAGATAAATGTAAAGCGACATGTTTAGAACGATTTGGAGTTGAATATTCTTTACAATCACAAGAAGTAAGAGATAAATGTAAAGCAACCATTTTAGAAAGATTAGGTGTTGAAAATCCTTCACAATCAGAAGATATTAAAGATAAAAAGAAGGCAACAAGTTTAAAAAATTATGGTGTCGAATATCCAGCACAAAACGCAGAAATATCAGAAAAAACTTCTAAAAACGCATACAAAGGTTATGATTATATATTTCCTTCTGGACGAACTGAGAGAATACAAGGATATGAAAAATACATGTTAAATGATTTATTATTTAAAGAAAATGTAAAAGAAAATGATATTATAGTAAGTAGAAATGAAGTACCTATTATTTGGTATGAAGATGTTGATAGTAAAAAACATAGATATTTTGTAGATTGTTTCATTAAATCACAAAATAGATGTATTGAAACAAAATCAACATGGACTGCTGAAAAGAAACAAGACATTATTTATTTAAAGCAACAAGCATTAAAAGATGCTGGTTATTTATGCGAGATTTGGATTTATAATTCAAAAGGAGAAATAGTAGAAAAAATATTATAAATTATTACTAAAAAATTGATATCATAATATTATATTAATATTATAATATAACAATTTATAACCATAATGCCTTTTACAAAAGCAAGCAAGTTTCTATATAGCAAGACGCTATTTAATATGTTATTTTTAAACGAAGTAGGGCCGCTTGGACGGTGGAGCCAAGAGCGGTGTGCTATTAAGTTAAACAAGAAAATAGATTTGGCAAACGAAGACAACTGTGGGCCTTGTGGTGAATATATATTAACTAAATTAGATTTGGATAAGGCAAATAAGGCAAAAACATATAAAATTTCTAGTGTTAGTCCGCATTTAATGGCAGAAGAACAAGAGCAAGACCAATACCATAAGCATTAAACATGATTTAATCATGATTTAATCAAAAATTGAACTTACTTTCATGTTTGCTTCATTGTAATATTTTTTCCTATATTTTTTCATTGTGCTATCTTTAATGCGAGTAGTCTTAAAATAATTGTATGTTTTATTTTCTTGCAATAATTCTATTATAAAATATAATGAATACATACCGCATTGGCCGTCACTATATTGATGTGTAAAACCCTCATTGTCGTCTACTGTCAATTGAATATTTAAACTATGCGCTTGATTTACTATTCTTTTTATTAAAACTTTTACTTGTTTTGGCATTCTTGTTCCATTACTATCAAAATAGAAAATGAATTTTTTTGTTAAATCAATAAATAAGGAGATCCAGTGTTTTCCGGATTTATTATGAGGATCGGTATTAAATATTACTCCAATTTTGCTAATATTGTTTTTAATATGTGTTTCCAAGTTAAAATTACATAATTGCTCCCATACGCATGTTGAAAACATTTCTTTGGAATCGAAATCAATAGGAGACGG